AGCTCACATTCGCGTGCAGCCGGTACAGGCAATCAAAGGGGCATAAAAAAAGGGGTGGATCCGAAAACCACCCCTTGACTTAACTAAAAACAAATTATTTACGCATTATGGAAGTATGCATTCTCGGTTTTTTATGAGATGTACTCTTCTATCTCTAACGCTATATCTCCTAAATCAGCTTGATATAACGCATATAAAAAAGCATCAACGACAGGCATACCGTAACGATCTCTATTGCCTTCGTTAATAAGAAACTGTACAAATTTATAAGCTCCGTCTAGCGCATTAACTCTGATGTTAACGACTGGTTTTGTATTGAAGCTACCAGTAGGCAATACTTCTCTCATGTGTTGCGAGATCTCAGTAGCCTTTGCTTGTAATCTTTCGATAGAGATATTACAAGGAGTTCTAGTACCGCCTTCGAAGTTAACAGCAATTGAGCCTTGTCCCCAATTGATATCAACTATATAATAGTCTACAGGATTAGATTTGCGGTACAATCGAACTGATTGCCATCCTCTGTCATTCCAAGAACCTCTGTCCTTGTACAAATTGTAACGTTGCTTGTAAAATTCTGAAATATTCATATTATTAATAAGTTGGTTAATATACATATTATATAACATATATAAGAAATGTTTCAAAATTCAGTAGATTATTATAGTATATCTTATAATATAGATATAATATGGAATTTAGTTTTAGTATAGGCGGACAAGATTACGCAATCCCAGAGGTGATTAACCTACAACTGTTTGAACGTGCTTTCGCTTGGGACATAACTGACGATAAAAACTTAAAGCCATTCGTTTCAACTATATCAGATTGCCCATTGTCGCAATTAAACTTAGTAGATAAAGAAACGTTTGAATTAATTTTAGCGGTTGCAGTTTCAAGATTGGATTTTAACGAAACAGAACTCAACGTAAATATAGGCCTATACAAACTGAAGCCATTTACAGAATTTACATTCGGCGAATTCATTGACATCGATTTAATGTTATCCTCAGGTGGTATTAAAGACAATGTAGTTGAGCTAGCACAAAAGCTGTATGGGTTTCCTGAATCTGTTGCTTTGAATACAGACATTAAGTTAGTATGGAAAGCGGTAATGCAAATAGTGGAATGGAGAGCTCAGACATATAGAGATTATGTTGAATTCTTCGGAGAAGCGAGCAAGGAAGAGACGGAAGAGACGGAGATAGATACATCTAGAATACAGTTCATGTGGTACGAAGCAGTATACGTATTAGCTGATGAGAAATTCTTAAACATATCAGAGGTTACAGATCGACCATACAAGGAAGCTCTTAACTTCTTAACATATAAAAAACATCAAGCAGATAAAGCAAGGCTTGAACAATTAAAGAGAAAGAATGACTTACAAAGACGTGTTAAATGATCTATTTGATTTATTAGATAGACATAAGATGATTAAAACATGGGGATATGGTCCACTGAGCGATATCGTATTACCTACAGATAAGCATAGTACAGATTATCCATATGCTTTTATTCAACCTACTAATCATCAGTTTACTAAGGGCCAGATGGCGTATAGGTTTAACTTAATTATTATGGAGTATTGTGATTCTGATGATCATGATATTATACAAGCTCAATCTGATTGTCAACAATATATTAAGGATATTCTTGGCCAGTTATACTATCATTATACAGAATATGATTATAAGTATAACACACAGATCATTCCTTTTCAAGAAAAATATAATGATACAGTTAGCGGTATGACTGCACAGATCGAGATTATCGTTAAAGATAGACTTGATGACTGTATATCACCTTTTAACTAATGGATTTCGAAGCATTCGCAGCAACAATGGAAGGTGTAGGTGAAGACCTACCGAATGATTTAGAGCAAGCTATGCTTGAAGCTGCATATATTCTAGTAGAAGAGATTAAGAATCATCCTAACTTTCCAGTTGATTCAGGTGCTCTTAAGTCTTCATTAACTGCAAGAATCATAGATGGCCAGTTTCTAGGCATATCAATGTTAGATTACGGTTGGTTCCAAAATTATGGAGTTGCAGGTACTAATAACCAAACACAACAGTTTGGCGTTGATGATATCATACAAACATTTTTGCCACCTAGACAAGGTAGCACATACTCATTTAACCCTGAAAACCAATTAATAGGCGGAGACCTACCATTTGGTGTTAGAAAATCAATACACTTAAAAGGACTTAACGGCAAGATGTTCTTTAATCTAGAAGAGAGCATCGATCGTATCGTTGAACTCGTAAATCAAAATTTAGAATTATAATGGCAATATCAGTTACACAGGAACCTAACTTATGGAACCTAGCTTATGCTAAAAACGTATTCACACTAAGTGGATTAGATACAATCAATGACCCAGCGGGTACAGCAGTTAAATATGCACTTTCAATTAACATTATTGATGGTGGTGCAAGTGAAAGTACAGTCTTTCAGCAACCTGCTAATCCAGCCGGTGTTGCACACTTCGATGTATCTAAAATCCTACAATCGTACTTATCTACTAAATTTGTAGAAGAAACTGAGTTTGCTTCAGAGACAATTGGAGAGACATTCAGTTATTTCGTAAAATTCGGTTATGTATTAGATACAGGCGTTGTAGTAGATGACCAACAAATTCCATCTAGAAAGAGAGTAATTAATGGTTACGATACTTGGAGAACTCTTAACTGGGATGATTCACAATTTAATCCAGAAGGAGAACTACTACCTTGTGAAGTTAGTGGAGGTTCAACAGCTCGCTGGCCAGCTAAAGATTTCTTAACAAACTACCCAAATGATGCATACCCACTAAGAAATTCACAGTACCATACACTTTCTTTTTTCAATGCACTAAAGAATATCGATGATGGTACTAACTGGGACGGTACTTCAGCATTTCCAGCGTATGCAGTGTTCAAATTTTACACTTCAAACGACTCACTTATACAAACTTCGATCTATTCTATAGACGAAACAACAGGATTAGGACCTAGAACGACATTCGATTCTAACACATTAGGTACTTTTACTGATGATATGAGAGTTGGAACTATTGGAGCTGGACCTCAGAACTTAAAAGACGCTGGTATTTGGCCGTCAGGTGGTACACAACCAATAATCTGGGGTCAAATTACACAACTATTCGGCTCGAATACTAACATTTGGAACTTAGGTTCTACTACATCTGGTGTGGTTTCTTATTATACTGTTGATATTTACTCAGTAGATCAGTGTTACTGGAATGAAAACGGCGCACCAACAGCAAATACTGCAGCAGAATTACAAGATTACTTAGGTACTTCTATTTACAACTTCAAATTTAACGTAGCAGATCCTTGTTCAAACTTCGATGCAATCAATGTATCGTTTATGAATCAATATGGAGTCCGTGATTATTTTACATTTGACCGTAGAAATACTCGTCAAGTAGATATTCAAAGAAACAACTACCATGAAGCCTTAGGTTCTTGGTCAGCTTCTACGTTTGAGATCGACCCACACGGTAGAGGTGCAAGAACGTTCTCAACTGATATCACAACACAAATGACACTATCGTCAAATTGGATGAATGATGCTACTTCTAAATGGTTAGAAGAATTGTTCACATCACCAAGTATAGAAGTATACGTAGATGGCCAATGGGAACCAGCAGTTATTTCGTCAAATACATATGAACAGAAGACATACGCAAGAGACAAGATGTTCCAGCATACAATTGCCGTTACATTCGCTAACGATAAAAAAGTTCAACGAGGATAATGTTACAAGTATACGCATATAAAAATAACGTAAGATACGAGTTAGATACTTACAAAGAAGAACCAATTAAGCTAACTATCTCAGCTGAGGATATTACAGATATTCCAAAGGTAGAATCTTCTTTCTCTCGTCAGTTTAGAATTCCAGCAACTGCTAACAATTCAAAGTTCTTTAATTGGTGGTACGAGATGGATGTTTTAGATTTCGATGTTACCCAAGTTGTTCAATCTGAGATACACATTGATGGTGTTATCTTCAAAACTGGTGAGCTTAGATTACAAGCTGCTTATAAGAATAATGTAACTGATAATATAGATTTAGAAGTTGTATTTTTTGGAGAGACTAGAGATTTCGCAACACAACTTGGTGACATATTCTTATCAGAACTTCAAGCACCAGAGTTAGCTCACACATTAGACTTAGCGTACATTAGAGATACTGAAAACACAGTTCCAGCAAATGGTGGAATACTACGTTACGGTCTTGCAGTTAAAGGTTATCAATACTCTGCAGATAATACTTGGGATCCAGGTGGTGTTGATAGTCCACAACCAGTTGAAATGAATGGTCAAGTTTCTTTTAGTGCAGATAGAGTTGCAGACTTTACAACACACCAAGATCATATTACTCCAAGGCAATATACTCCATTTGTTCAGGTTAAATACTTAATAGATAAGATATTTAATAGAACATCATATAATTACACATCAGATAGCGTTTTTAACGAGGCATGGTTTGATAACTTATATACAGATGGTATAACTACAGCCGATGGTTTAGTGCCACCAAACTTAGAGGGCGACGTTCTTGTGTTAGGTGAAGACCAACAATTAGAAGAAGATGTAGAAGTAAAGGTAGATTATTCTAGTAAAGTTACTGATGGGTATAATGCATTTAATTTAACAACTGACGTTTTTACAATACCTCTTACATCTACTAGTCCTTATACAATTCAAGCTATAATGAACGTTACTGATTACCATTTCATACCTACATTACAAACTAGGTTTACTGGTAATATGTGGCATAAAGAAGCTGCAACTGGAACTATCACACTAATTGGTACAGATGTTGTAACTGTTGCAAACGGTTATCAACAACTAATAGTTCAAAATCAATTCATGAATACGTTTGATGAATTAGATGAAATATGGGTTACTGTTGAAGCAACTAAAAATGGACCGTTATCAGATGTTAACAGACCACAAATACAAGATGCTAACTTCACAGTTAATGGAGGACCTGACGCAGTAGGTTCTAGTGGATTACTAAAAAGTGATGTGAAGATTGTAGACTTCTTTAAGTCGATTCTTAACAGATTCCGTTTAGTAATGGTTCCATCTAAAGAAAGGCCATTAGAGTTTGTAATTAAGCCATGGAAGGATTACATTGCAAGTAGCTCAGATGTATTCGATTGGACTAAGAAGTTAGATAACAGTAAAGATATTACAATCAAACCTATATTCTTTGACCAAAGCGCTGTTGTTAATTTTACAGATGTAGAAGATATAGATAAGTACAATGAGTTACACCGAGATGACTTTAACTACATTTATGGTAGAAGGTTATATGATTCACAAAATCTATTGCTAAAAGATACAAGAGACATTGAGAATATCTTTGCGCCAACTCCAGTACATATTCTAGAAGGTAGTGAAGATTTTGCCGACCAAATGATTATTCCTTACTTTGCAAAAGAATATCAAGAGCAAGAAGATCAAAATACTGGTAGTGGATTAAATACTGAAATCCCACTTCTTATTAAGCCGAGGCTTTTATATTGGAATGGTATGAAGCCAGTAAGCCAGCAATGGTTTGATGAGGATGATCAAGGAGCAGGTCGTACGACTTACTCTCAGTTTTCTCCACATTTCGAAATTCCTCCAGTTTCCACAACAATAGACCTTAACTGGCAAAAAGACATTAGATACTTTGATACATCAAATGACGAAGGTATCTCAATATTTGACGTTTATTGGAAAGATTACATTGAATCACTATACAGTAAAGATGCAAGACTTATTACAGCATACTTTACACTTGATCCAGAAGACTTAAAAAACTTAACCTTTGATGATGTTATCTTTATCAAAAATAACTATTACAGAGTACAAAAGGTTTACGATGCACCTCTTAATATGGAAAGCATTATTAAGGTTGACTTAATCAAACTTATTGACTACGTACCAACAATTGAAGCTGTAGTTGATAATGGTGGTGAAGGCCAATTAGATAACGGCGGTGAAGGCCAAGTAGATGATGGAGGAAATACACCAGTAGATGATGGAGGAACGCAAATTGATGATGGTAGCGGACCAGTTGATGGCGGAGCTACAACAACTACAAGAATATATGAATTAGAATTTTGTAGTAATCCAAGTGTTGCTGGTCCTGATTACACAGCTTCTTATACAAGTGAAAATCCATTAGCAATTGGTCAAGTAGTTATGTTAGAAGGATTTAATTCATGTTGGTCAATTCTTAGAGAATCAGCACTTGATGAAGCACCTAATGACTCTACAATTAGTCAGCTATTCGATGATTGTGAAACGTGTAACGCTTAAGTTCATAAGTAATATAAAGTATATCTATAAATAGTATGGCAGATATAGAAATCAAAGTAAAAATCGACGGTGTTGAATACACACAAGATCAATTAAAAGGTATTGCTGAAGGCGCTAAAAAAGCTGGCGTCAATATGAACGACCTTAGTGAAAAAACTAAGGAAGCCGGAGAAGAAGGCACTGCTCTTGGAATGCTTAAAGGTAAACTTAAAGGCATCATCTCACCAATCAAAGGTGTGGTTGCTGGTATGAAGACACTTAAAGGTGCTTTAATATCTACAGGTATCGGAGCTCTTGTAGTTGCACTTGGTTCATTAGTTGCATATTTCACAACAACAGAAGAAGGTTCAAAGAAGTTAGCAATCGCTACAGAAACCTTATCTATCTTATGGGGTAAATTCACAGAACAAGCATCAAAGCTTGGTGAAGCACTCATAAATGCATTTGAGAATCCAAAGCAAGCACTTCTTGATTTTGGTGCGTTGTTAGTTAATCAAGTTGTTGAAAGAATTAAATCAGCACTAGAAGTAGTTGGTTATTTAGGTATAGCACTAGGTAAGGTATTTGAAGGTGATTTTGCAGGAGCAAGAGACGCTGTTGTAGAAGCTGGTAAAGAATTAGTTGATGTATTTACTGGAGTTGATGATTCAGCACAGAAGATTGCAGAAACATCTGTGGTAGTATTTACAGAAGTTAAGAAAGCTGTTAAAGAAGCTGTTGAAGTTGCCACTACTCTCGTAGAAGCACAAAGAGCAATTAGAGACCAACAGCAAAAACTAGTAGTTGAAAATGCTCAACTAAATAAAGAGCTAGAAGAGCAAAAGAAAATAGCTGAGGATACGTCGTTAGCATACGAAGAGAGAGCAGCTGCACTTGAAGTAGTTGGTGAAAAGCAAATAGCATTAGCAGAGAACGTAGCTGCACAAGCAAAGCTTGAAGAAGAGTTACTAAAACTGCAGATTGAAAATGCGAATACATATCAAGAGCGTGAAGAGTTAGAAACTCAATTAGCAGAAGCTACAGCAGCTCGTATAGAATCAGAGACAGCATTGTCTATTGTAGAATTAGAATCCGCGAAACTTGGAAGAGAACTTGAACTCGAAGAACTTGACAGAAAAAGGTCAATTAACGACACTATTGCTGGACTTAGACTGGCTAACATCGAAGATGCTCGCACAGCAGCATTTGAAGAACTTAGAATCGCCGAAGAACAGGCACTTGCAGAACTAGATTTATTAAAGGCAACAGAAGAAGAAAAACAACAAGTAAGAGATGAATTTGCAAAAGCACGTGGAGCACTTAGCCAAGAAACTGCAGACAATGATCTGGCAATTAC